ATGACCTGTAAACCATTCCTCGTCAACCGATCCGAAGTTGTCACCGTAACTAATAATCGTCTGAGTTATGAACTTGCGCCCTGTGTAGTCTTCACAATAAACTCTGGCATCGATTATGAGCTGAGTTAATAATGTGTCCTCATTGGTCGCCGTTATTCGTAAAGCATCCTTTAGGTCAATTAAGCTAACGGGTTCAATCGTTGGCTGTACGCTTACTTTGCTTTTCACTTTTCGCCTACGCTAGTACAGACAAACTTCTTTCCCTCGTTATCTGTTAAATACATCTTGATCTCGACCTTAGTAGCATCATCAAATGCTTCTGTTATGCTAGTTGATATAACGCCAGCAATAACCTTGCCTGTCTCTACACAATAAAGCTCGGTAGCGACACGACCGCTAGAGTCTTCTATTAACCTACAAGATAAATGGTTATAATTCTCTCTTGACACGCTTTACCTTTGGCTTTGTTGCTTTTACTTCTTTCTTAATAACAGCGGGCTTTGTTTCACGATCTTTGAACGCTTCACAATAACCCGCTTCAATATACTTAACGGCCTTGGATACTTCGACAGCAACCTTAGCCCCTTCTTTATAAGTGACACGGTTAACCCCATCTGGAAAACAGACGAGGTCTTTCTTGAAGATGAGGTCAACGTGTGGCATTATTAGTCGTTCCCGCTAACAGGTGCTAAGTCAGGAGATCCACCAGCGAAACAAACAGATACTTCACCGCCAGTTGTGTTAGTCCATACCGCTCTCAAGTAGCGCTTAGAACCAGTGTAACCAATAGTAACTTCAGTAAAAGTTGCATCTACTGCATTGTCGTTTGTGCCGATAATATCAGCAGCCGCCGCGTCAGCATAACCAGACCCAGAAGTATCAGAGTCTTGAATCTTAACAGTACCAACAGCAGTACCGTCACCTAATGCAATCAAAGTCATTGAGCCGAAGCCCTGACGGTCGATTTCATCACCGTTAACATCACCCGCAACAGTTTGCGGAATGATAGTCTTTAGAATTTTAACGTCGTTTTTTAAGTCGTATAACATCTAACTATAACCTCTATTATGTAGCTTGCTTTAAGTATTTGATTGAGTCAAAGCATTTAACCCCACCACCAACACGCTTACGAATGTAAAAACGAGTATTAGGCAAGCTTGTAAACTTATCTTCTAGAACAGAAATTCCAACACGATCAACGATCAAGTAAGACTTTCTAAAGTCAGCTAATACAACAGAAAGCGCGTCGCTTCCAACATCAGCCATATCCTCAAGGATAACAGTTCTTTGACCTAGTAATTGATCAGCTTCACCAGCCTGATAATTAGGTTGCCAGATATAGTTACCTTGACCGTCTTTTAACTTACGAATAACAGCTTCAGTCGCTCTATTGTAACCGAAATAAGCGTTACCTCTGTAAGCGCCTTTTAATAAAGCTCTTAAAGAAACTAACTCGTCGGTAGTGATAGCACCAGCAGCCGCAGTTTCTAAAGTTCCAACTTGACCTCTAGTATAAACGTCAGCGTTAGCAGTCTTTTGTGTGTAAGTCATGATACCACGTGGATCAACAACACCTGCACCAGTTACGAAAGCAGTAGCTTCTTTTAAACCGAAGTCTTCAGAAACATGTTGCTGTAACCATGAAGCAATATTGAAGTTTGAATCTTCCATCAACTCTTCAGTAGTCTCAGGATAAGCCTCAAGCTTCTTGATCTTAATAGAGAACTCACCAATCTGTGGCGTGCTAGTTGTAGCGACAGAATCACCTTCACCAGCCCAACGAGAACCAGAGCGTTCGTCATCATACTTACCGATGTATTCGTTAGTTCCAATAGAAGCTACAGAAGCCAAAGCTCTCATAGGTGAAGTATCAAAGATAATATTTTCAGTTCCGCCCATGAATGGCTGGATAGAATATCCGCCATCTGGATTGCTTTGTGAAGACATTGCTTTTTGTTCTACTTCATTAAGTGATTCCATTTTGAAACCAGACTTAACCCATTTCTTTAGAGCGTTACCGTAAACCTCAACGTCTACGCCTTTCTTCTCTAGCTTTTCTTCTAGGCTTCCACCCATACGTTTAACAGCCGCAGCTGTTTCTTCTAAGCTCTTTTTCATATCAAGAGCTTCGTTTAGGTGCTCGTCAATCTTCTCGATCTTGGCTTTGATTTCAGCCTGACCACCTTCGTTTTTAGCTATCTTTGCATCTAGCTCATCTTGAGTTTTTTTACTTGCCTCCCAAGCTGTCCCAATCTCTTTGATTGAGTCGTTAATTTGTTTAAGCTCTTCGCTCATTTTTAACCTTTTAAAGTTGTGGAAAGATTTTTAAGGGATTGTGCCAAGCCTGACAAGTCACTATGAGAATCACTCTCATTAAGGTCTGCGTTGGTCTTGGCGTCGCGCTCAATTCCTTCATAGCCCTTGGCAATAAATGCCTGTGATTGTCGTTTGGAAAGTCCTGACTCCCTCAAGATTTTCTCAACTTCACGTTTTGATAGTAAACGACCATCAGCGTCCGTCATTGATTTTACAGCGGTGACGTCCGCTTTCGGATTCATGGCGTAGCCTACTACCGAGACTTCAAAGAGTTCAATCTCTTTTAATCTCCTAACAGATCCGCCGTTAAATTCTTCTAGTTCTGCATCGTGTACACTATAGCCAATAGATAAACCTTTAGGGCCAGTACCGCGCATGATATTATGAGCAACTACAGCCTGCTCGATTCTCTTGTCACCTTTGACCCATAGCTGACCTTTAACATAAAGGCCTTTCTCGTCTTCACGCATCTCAAGCCAGTCACCAATGACATTACTATTTTTATGGAAGCCTAGCATTTGAGGCAATTGACCTTTAGTTGACCATTCAGCTAAAGACTTTCTAAAAGCTCCGCCTTCAACGATATCCCCGCCGAAGTCGATATTACCGAACATAGAACCGTAACCCTCGAACATACCGAGGTCACTGTTTACATCTTCGCCTTTTATTTTAAAAGGTATAACGGCTCTTTTAATTTCCATCGTCATATTTTCCTAACCCTGAGTCATCCGTCAAATTGGTTCGTACCAGTCTAAATTAATGTGAGCTCTGATATTTGCGGCTCTAGATGTCAGCCTAAAAACATAAGCAGTAGATGGACTTAAAATAAACTCTCTGTCAAAGCCAACTGTACCGCCTATTTTATGACCACTAGAAACAAAGTCTTGTAGTATTGTCGTCCCGTCATCCGTTATTGTTACATTACTAGAAGCCTTATTTAATACTGGAGACGTTGAATTATCAGATACATTGGAGGTATTCGTTCCCTGTCTGTTCTTATTGAAGATATCGAGTTGTGCACCTGTGTCACTTGTAACGGTTGGGCCTTCTAGTAAGTCAAAGTCAAAAGCGTCACTCCCATGAATATCAAATATAAGATGTGGACATTCTCCACCAACTGCGCTAGTCATAAAATAAACATTTATACTAGACCCATTAGCTAAGGCCCCATCATTCAAGAATAGAGCAAAGGTCTTCTCGTCGTGTATGTTCTCATGAATAGAAGACCTGACTTTAATCGTGCCTTCAATAGCCGCTTGCATTGCTCTGCGCCACTCAACGACATCATAGATAAGATTAGAGGAATCTAATTCTTGACCGCCTTCAGGGGCATAAAATTGCCTCTCATGCATTATAATCTAATTACATCCTGAGTGAATATAATTTTATTCGTGCCTAAAGGTATTTCTCTGTACGCTGTATCACCAGCAAACTTGATCCCTAAACCGATATTATAACTAGGGCCAATTGATAAGCTTGTGAAGTCATTGATTCTAGCGGTAATAACTGAACTAGACACAGACAAGTCAGCGCCTTCAGTGATACTATATTCAGCATTTCCATCTGTTAAAGTAGCGTCACTTTTAAGCATGAAAATCAAGTCAGTTCTATCAGCTATGTCTACACCATTAACCGTCTCATAATTCGAGACATTAATAGTAATATCTTTTTTAGTCCTTCCGTAAATTAAACTTATAGACATGTGCTTGAATCGTTATCATTAATGGTTAAAGTCGCGTCGTCTGACGCTAGGGATATTGTACTATCATCAGAGCTTAGGGAAAGTAAGCTGTCATCTGACGAGATAGAAATAACCGCCTCATCATCTGCAATTAAGATATGAGCGTCTTCCGAGGCAATAGGCGATTTTATAGCAAAAACTAAGTGCTGACCGATCGTAGCCACAGGCACACCAGACAGCAACTTCAAAACATCTCCAAAGGTAGCCATTAAGGTACAACCGTATCAATTATAGATTGGGCGATTTCTTCAGCAGTGGCATTTTCAACAACTTGGACTTCTGATGCAACAGTACGAACAATCTGTATATTATTGGTCAAGTCATCTACTTTAAAAGGACTTAAAGAGCTTGTTGCATCCTGCACTAGAGTCCCAGCTACAACAAGTTCATGAGTCGTATCTTGAGGTCTAATCCTCCAGTCGTTCATAATAAAATAATAAGGGCCAATGAATACAGATCCTGCTAGTGGCTCTTTAACTACTCTGAAAGCTTGTTCACAACCTGAAGCTGCACTAATGACCTCATCCTTCCATCTGGAATACAGATCAAGCATATCCAACTCATCGGTAGTGGTGAGCTGGATAATCTTAGCATCGCAATCAAAGGTATAAGACATTATGGATTTAAGTAATTACGCTCAAGATTTGCTGTGAGTGTAAAACTTAAACCAGTAGATCTAGTGACTGTCCCAGTGGCAACAACATATTGAGCACCATCTGTCCCAATAGCAACGATGGTTACATCAGCATCGGTGTTAGCAGTCCTGCCACCTTGGACATTGCCCTCATAGTCGAAGTCGAAAGCTATAGAAGCATTGCCAGAAACAAGCCCAGATATGTCAGCGGCACTATTGTCGTCAACCAGGACAGCATTAGAAGTACCGAAGTTGCCAGCAGGATTAGTCGTGAAGAACATTCTGTAAATCGACGTTGAATCATTTTGCAGGTTGGCGTTAAAGTTTAAAACACCAGAAGACACAAAAGGGAAAGTTCGTTCTACATTAGTATTGTCTTGGAACGTGATTCTATTTTGATCGGCAGTCTGAAAGTTGTCAATATAAACACCCCCTCCTCCTGCTTCTGGATTTGTGGCAAACTTAGTCTTTAGAGTATCGCCAACAAATTCAAGAAGTTCGGGCGCAAGTTGGCCTACAAGAGTAGAAGCATCATCATCAATGTCAGTTGCCTTCCTCAATGCACTCTGGACCGCCATATAGATTTCTTCAGCAGTTCGACTGTTGCCGTCAATTATGATTCCAAAATCTCTGTTAGTCCCACCTATATCTCTTTGTTGAGCTGAAGCATGGAAAGTTATAGTAACACCATAAGCATCAACAGTGACATCATTCTCAGTTACCTTCAGATCATCTGCATTAGCTAGTGGAAATCTATATGCCTGTGGTGCAAGCGTAGTTACACCGATCCCTGCCAAGTCAGAAACAGCATAAGACTTAGCCTGTTCACGAGCATAAATAGTTAGAGAGCTTCTTCGGTCAAATCCATCTCCATAAGATCCATCACCATTAGGGTCATCTAGTATTTGAATTGCTTCATTAATTGGACCTGTGTATGTGAAATCTGTTACAGTTCCATCATTGTCATAGTAAGGCTGGTCACTTCCACCTAGAGT